TTCTGGGTAATTTGAGAGCATGTGGTTAAAGAGCTCGCCAACAGAGGCAGCCTCCATCATGCAATAATCTTCATGAATAAAATGGCTTTCATATGCTGAATAATCACTATTATGTTTAGTCATAGTCGCCTGATTTAATCTATTGATCATAGCAGGACGATCTTTAACAGGTGTGTGTTTTATAAACCAAGACATCTTGAATACCTGTTGTTCTATGGGTTTGATATACGGTGCAGCCCAGGCTTTCCATTCGTCACATCTACTATTTATACTCCTAGCATGCTTGTACATCGGATAATTTTCTCTCTTTCCAAAGGACTTAATTTTCTTCCTGTATCTCTTAGCCGGGACAGGTCCTCTGGTTTTATCAGCAGCTACTCTATATTGCTGCTTTCTCTCTTCGTTGAAACCGGTACCTTCAAGATACTCCTCTAGATCCATTCTGACTATAGGAGTCATCGTTCTGGCCAAATCTCGACAAAATAGTCTATAACGCTCAAATTTGGCAGGGTCCTTAGGAACAGGGTGGTCCCTAAAAAGACGTTTAGTGTACCCCTGAGCCATGGTGTAATTATCTTTAACATCCATGGAAATTGGTGCAAAACCAGGGATACTGAGTCCCAACGAATGATGTACAACAGCTCTTGCATGTTTTCTATCTTTAGGTTGAAATATACCACATCTCTTCTTATTAATATTTTCCGATATCGCTGGAGCCAATGGTATCTCATTGGCACGTGCGCCGAATGCGTAAACATTCGGTGAAGTCCAGATATTTAAGTGCTCGACATCAGCACCCCGATTTGAGCGATGTCTCGGGATGCTAGTTGATCGAAAAAAGAATTATGATGTTTGAGCCACACAGTCAGAGATTGCGTACCTTCTTGCAACTGTGTTCGCCATCTATCTGGTATAGGGAATCCAGCATTTCTGTTGAACTTAGCGGTAACATTGGCTTCGAGAATATCATCGCTGCAATTGGGCGGCGTTTCCGCTAATATGGTAGATGCTATATGTGGTATGTAAAGAACTTCTTTGTCACAAAACAAATTGGCTTGGACCATCCTGTGTACTATATACTCAATGAGTTGTCTAACTTTATCTCTGAACAAAAAATCCCAAGTTTTGCTAGTTAATAACAGGACGAGGAAAATAAAAGGTGTGCCAAAAAAACCAAAAACGACAATAAACCATATGGTTGTGACGGACCATACAGTCGCTAGGGTAGTGTAAAACGTATATATATATAATGGTAGGGTTACGAGAGAAGTATTGTG